TGAGAGATATTGATTAATTGTTGCATCAAGGTCTTATAGATTACCTCAAATGCTTGATGATTTAATTCATTGCTCACCATCTTAAAGTCAGCACCATCATCAAGGGTAATACCTCCACCAACGATATGAGGGTTAAGACCTGCACCCTTTAATTGTTGTCCAATAACTACAGGAATTGGGTTGTGATGCTTATAGAAAGAATCACTAAACTTAGATAGTAAATCCTCCATTGCATCGATGATACTAATAAAATCATCTAAGTCACTCTTACCAAAGTGTAGAGCCATTTCATTGTTATTACGGTAATGGATAGGTAGACCACCAACATTCTTAGAGTGTGAGATTAGTTTTAGTTCTGAATCACCAACATTAGACCATTTCTCTACTCTATCCTCATAGTAAACTACATACCAATCTGATTCACCATCTGTAAAAAACTGTACAAAAGCAATCATTTCTAAATCCTCATTGTAAATCGGAAACGCATTTTCTGGTTGAACTACACTACTTGAAATTTTGCCCTCTCTATTCACAAATACATATTCATAAGCATTACCGTATTTGCACATATGATTAAGGACATCAAAATCAACTTTGTTGTATTTCCCTTTTTTATAGACCTTTTTAAAGTCGCTAACTATTTCCTCATTCCCTGTTACAGTCAAAGGATTCTTTAATAAGTATGTAGTTTGCAAATCAATAATCATCTTCCCATATTGGAGAATGATTTTGCGTGGCTCATAGGGTTGACCATTATAGTTCTCAACAAAGCGATTTAAAATAGAGTGCTTACCGTCCAGGTATTCACGCTTTCTAATCACATCTTGAACACGTTTCATATTTGAAACGTTGTTTACTTCATCCACGAACCAAAAAGGGTTGCCGTTGTGGATGATTTTAATATAATCTTGAATATTCAATTTCTTTCTTTCCTTTCTTTGACATAAAAAAGACACCATACAAGATGGTGTCAAAGTTTAATCCAATCTTTTAATTCTTTTGCTACAGTGTACGCCTTTGCTAGTCCACTGTTTTTTAAGAGGTATTCTTCCCCTTTTTCCGTTACGATTGCATCGCTTAAATCTGCATCCACTTTAGAAAGATACGCTCTTTTTATATATCCTTCATTTTGTAAATCGTTTAGCGTTAACATATATTCGCCAAAATCCAAACCAAACATTTCTTCTGTTGGCTTATTACCCTTGTCTAATTCTTTTAGAATCGCATATCGAAGTTTACTTTGCTTCATGTTCTCATCACCCTTCTTAAAACAAAACACCCTCATTTGAGGATGTTTTGAATAAGGCATTATGGTTTGCTTAAATACGATTGGAATTTGAGAGCATGACTGTAAAGTGCTTCAAACACTTCTTCCCATCTTCCGTTTTCATGCAATGTTTGTGCAATACTTTCTGCAAAGTGATAATCACCTGCGTGTTGAGGAACAATCTCATATATCTTTGATTCATAAGAAGCACTACTAATCTTTTCTTTGTTGTATACTTTGGCTCTCAATGAATCGAATAAATCCATAATTTCTTTATATTGTTCTCTCGTAACGTTACATTCAAACAATAATCGGCTTAAACTTGTATCCTCAAAAAGCAATTCTTGTCTAAACTCAATAAAATCTAGACGTTTTAATAATTCTTGTTCCATGTTTACTTTCACCCCCTTCTACCTACCATAATTCGGCAAAAAGGGATATAAACCTTTAACAATATAAGGAAAAACACCCTTATTTAAGATATTTTTCCTTATTTTTCGACCTTATATAACCTTTCAACAATCCAATCGTGCTTTTCTTTGTACTCTCTTGTAAGTTCCTTATTTAAGAGGGTTTTATCTGGTTTGATACCCTTTTCTTTGTAATAGCGTTTCACGCTATATTGTAAGTTTTCTAATGATTTTCTTTTGTTTTTTCTAACTGGATTAAATACGTCATTTGAAAAATTACCATCGAAAACTGTACCATCCTCCATTGTTACTAGCATGAGATGAGATGTATCAATATTGTTTTCATAATAGTTGTAAATTTCTCCATTTATTACAATATGATTCTTTTGAATTGTTTTTAGAAATGTTCTGTATAGACAGAATGTCTTATACTCATCTCCTAATTTATCAATAATACGACACTCATTTTGAGCCACCGTTATATAAGATTTGTCTTCTGGAATGTCTACATTTACACGCATACCTTTGTAATCAAATGCGACAATGCGTGATTTTTCTTCACCGTTGAACCAACTAACTCTAAGCACCGCATTTACTGTATTTTCTCTGTGATTGAAAATAAAATTATCTATCATTTGCATTTAAAATTTCTCCTTGAATTATATTTAGACATACCATTTGTTCGCTTTTCTTGCTTGTACTGCCAATGCAATTGCAATTACACAGTCATCATGGTTGCCTTCACCTTTTTTATTTCCTGTCTTACCATCTGTTTCAATAAAGATTTGCATTTGTTCTAATGTTTCTTTGCAGTTGATAAGCATTAATTCACATTCAAACTGCTCCTTTAAGTCAGTTATCATGATGTTTTTGCTTGATTGGTCTGTATTCCATCCAAGATATAATGTTTTCTTTCCTGTTTGTTGATTAAATCTCCTATGTTTGTATAGATTCAAATACTCATATTCTTTTCTTAATCGTTCTAGAATAGGAGTACCAAATGAGTTACGCTCCACAGCAAGGAAAGTATAGTTGTACCATTTACCAATGTCATTCACGATTTTGGCAAACTCATAAACAGGTATCCTATTGTTATAGAAACTTAATACCTGTTTACCTTCTGAATCAATTAATGCAATGGTTGAGTAGTCACCACCAGAACCAGAAGCAGTATCCACCCCTGCATAGTATTTTTCGTCTTTGCGTGGTAATTCATAAACCATAAGTGATTTGCCTATGTATGGCTTTAATGAATCTGGAAGGTCTAGTTTAATTTCTCCATATGTTTTAGGCGTTTTGACGTATCTTAAACGCTCAATGATTTTCGATTGGTCAAAGACACTCAATCCACTTGAAATAAAGGATTCCATAGGGTTTGAAGGAAATTCTTGATAAAATTCCTGTATGCTCATATCAAGTAACTTCCATCTACGCCATATCAATTGTTTTAGTGTTGCACCTGCTTCCAATAAAACTATTTCATCTGGCTCTAAATCCTCTTTAGTAAGGCGTTTTCCTTTATTATTTTCCTTGTACCATGTTTCCGCTTCATCATAATCATCTTTGAATTGTTTAGCATATGAGGAAGAGTAAAAGGGGAAGAAGAATGATTTGTATTTCGAATTACCCTTATATGCGTTCATAAAGAGTTTTTGGTAGGAGTTAAAACCATTTGAAGTTGTTTCAATTACGATTTTACTTGTCTTGCTCTTTGCTAACGCTTGTTCTGCCGATAACAGAATTTTGTCTTGATTCTCATAAAATGCAAACTCTGATAAGAGAATGTATTCAAATGTTGAGCCACGACCTACATCCTTGCCACCGGCTGTTCCAAGTGTAATGGATGAGCCATTATCCAACCTTAATTTATCTCTGTTGCTGATGGTGGCTTTTGGGAATTTGAATTTCTCATGTGGTAATGAATCATACATATCTTTTAACTTATCAAATAGTGCGTTTGAGGATGCTTGCTTGTACGAAACAATCATATAGTTTGTTCTAGGTCTAGTACACGCCATCCATAGACACAAACCTAATGACATTGTAGAAAACCCAAGTTGTCTGGCTTTTGCAATAATATTGAACCTTCCCATCTCATTGATAAAACGTTCCTGTTCTTCATTAACCATAAAAGGTACATACTCACCTGTATTCGTTGTGATTTTCACGAAATTTTTAAGCCATAGCACAGGATTAGCATTAATCTTTTCTAATTTCTGTGCCGTTGTCATCTTACTTCTTGCCATTTATTATCGCTTCCAATCCAAACCGTCATCCTTATCTTCTACATCATTTGCAATGTAAGAAGATGCCTTTACCATGTTGTTTATTTCCTTGTTTAAAGAGAGTAATAATTTAACTGACTTATCATCACCTGTAAGTGCCTTCTCTCTTACAACTAGATAGATTTCATGAATGTCATTAATCACTTTCGATTGCAAATAAAGAGCCACCAAAACTGCAAATTCTGGTGACTTCTCCCATTCTAAGAAACCATTCATTGTTTTGCGATTGACTAACTTTAAAAACTCTTCTTCTGTCTTAGGAGGAATTTTCTTGTTATATCGCACATCTGGAAATTTGTATTTAAAATACTCTTTATTTTCATAAGTTAATTTACTCAACGCTTCTTTCAACGTCATTTTATTTACCTCACTTCTATTAATCTAAAAAAGCAGAAATATCATTTCTACTCTCTGGCTTTTTGTACGATGATTCATACTCATCATCCATACAATGTTCCATATCTTCTATATGTTTTTCAGATATTCTTTCTAATGCTTCCTGTTGGCGTTGTTGGTCTGCAAGATACTCTTGATATTGTTTTTCAAGTTTTTCTGCAACTGCCTTGCCACCTTCACTAGATGCAATCATCTTATCAATCTTTGTTTGACCTGTTTTCTTGACATGGTCACAAGTTGTTTCTTTCCACGCTTTGTAACCTTTAAACTCGATATACTTCTTAAAGTTAAAGATTTGGTGGAATACTTCTGTATTTGTTAATACATTGACATCTGTTAC